ATTTATGAACATGCGCTGGGCAGGCGAAGTTCATTACAACACCGACTATGAGGCCCATGACACGAATTATAGATTGGCACTGATGGGTCAGGCCAAGTCCATGGTAGTCAATAATCCTATTATTGACAGCCTCATAACGAAGGAAGTGATCGCTATGCTCGCACCTGCTGAAAAGATCCCGCAATACGAGCAAGCATATATTGACACTATACCTGATCCTACTGTGAAAGAATTGATGACACAAGATAATGATACAATGTTATCCCGTGATTTAGGCAGTCAGATACCAACAATGGAAGAGTTTGGTGAGACAGAACCTGAATACGGCGATGACTACACGGATGGTGAAACTGATGGCTTACAAGGCTATGGTACACCTATAGTAGACACTGGCCCAAGTTACTATACACAACAAGCGGTGACAGTCCAATTGGCTGGCATCAACACGGGCCGATAACACGATGATTACGATACAATCAAGGAAAAAATAAACTTATGAATGACAATACAATCGTTGGCTCCGATAGTGCCCCTGTAGTAGAGCAGGCTGACAATTCTACATCTGGCGAGAACAAAGTCAACCCAGCGGCTGTACGCAAAAGTACAACATCAACAATATTGAACGCCTTGTCACAAGCAAGCGGTCAACAGTTTGATAGTGTAGAAGCAGCGTTAGCCTATGTGGCTAGAACAAGTTCAAACAGATCCGGTGGTAACGCACAACCAGTGGACATTGAACAACCAGAAACACGAATGGGTCGTGAGGTTGTTGATGATAATACCGATTTGCGTGAACAGTTTAGTAAACTTCAGCGAGACCTCGCAAGTAAGGAGCGAGCCTTGCGTCAGAAGGAACTAGATACTGAAATCTTACGCAATATGGGTGATCGTTTTGATCCTGATCTACAAGATTACGCATTACAAAAAGTCAAATCTAATATTCAATGGAAGAAAGATGGCTCTTATACAATCGTAAACAGTAAAGGTCAAGAAAGATACGGCATGGACGGTAATCCACTTACAATACAAGGCTTGTTAGAAGAAGTTGCTAAAGGTAATCCAAAATTACTCAAGCAAAATAATTTAGCAAGCGGCAGCGGTATGCGTCAGGGACAGTCACAGTTTGCTGGAGCGCCTAACGATATGATACCAGATTATAGCAAAGATCCTGCGGCATTTGAAGCATGGGCTCAAAGTCGTGGTCTTGGCAAAGGTATCGGATTGAAAGGCATGAGAGTAGGCGCGAGTGTTTCTACAAGTACCAAGAAGATATTATAAGCCAAATAAAGGAGATATATCATGGCCTATGTATTAGACGGCGGTGCGAATGAAGGCGATGGCTTCACATTTGCTATCGCAAATTTCGCTTTGAGAGCGATGCACCAAGCAAGTGGGCTAGTGGATCTAACAACGGTTGTCGCACCTAACCAAGGCAACCAGTACTTGGTTCCATTGTTTGCCCCAATCACATATCAGGATTACGCACCTAATGCCGCTCCTGGTACTTCAACATCACCAGGCACAGGCTTCGGCGCTGCCGCTGGTGCTGCCCAAGAACAGACACCAAGTCTCGGTCAACAAACTATTACAGCAACTCCAGCAGTTGCCGCAACAGCATTTGACTATTTCTATAACTGGACAACTAGTTTTGATCTAGCCGCAACGCTAGGTGCTGAATTAGGCGAAAGTTATGCTGAAAAAGTAGACATTCGTGTTTGCCAAGCATTCGCAGCAGCCGGTGGTTTCAAAGTAAGCCCAGGTAACAGCAACTATTCACCAACACCGTTAGACGGCTTTGCTCGTCCAACAGCACTTGGTGCTATGGAACTTGCTGAAAGCGGTACAACTGTAACAGTAGCCGCTGGTGGTACAGATGGATTCAGCGCAAATAGCGTATTGGATCTAATTCGTTTAGTCAAGCAGAACTACAAAGTTGCTCGCCTACCAGGCATCCCAACTATCGTACTTGACAGCAACGGTAACTCAACTGGTTCAGTCGCAGGACAGACTGGTTCTTCATTGAATCGTTTGTTAGCAGAACTAACTGGTGGAGCAGTATCACAGTCAGGTGGTTCAAACCTATCAGCACTTGGTAACGAATTGTTATCAACTGGTAAGATTGAATCAGTATATGGCTGTAAGGTAATGTTCACTACATTCCTTCCAACAGCAAGCCGCACATTCTTGTCAAGCGGTCCATTCAATGTGTTAGTAGGTGCCTACTTCCACGATTCAGCACTAATCACTGTGTTGAAAGAAGGACTACAGATAAAGATGGGCGAGAAGCCAGGTGGACTACAAATGTGGTTGACAGGTCTTGCTTATATGGGTGCTGGCGTAGCCGATCCAAGACGCGGTGGAGCCATCAATATCCAGCAAGGCTAATATTGAATTAGTATAGGAATATAATAACATGTCAGTACCGTATCAAAGAGTTAGCAACGCAACTGTTCAGGACATAATTTTTTATGATCCAGCAGCAGAACGCCGTGCTTCACAAATGAATGTAGATTGGAATGATTACTTCAAAGTAGGTAGTCAGGAAATTCTATACCAATTGGAGTTCGGATGGTGGCCTAAATATTGCGATACGGTATTCGGCGCAAGTTACTATCAAAATTTACCTAACGGTAGTTTGATTAGTAGTTTCAATCCTAGTTTGCTTATCAAAAACGATCAGACATTGATACGCCTAGATACTTTCATGGCAGTGAAAATCTTTTATGAAAGCATTGTAAGCGATACATCAAATGTCAACGATGTAGATAAGACAAACTTTGATCACGCATTGCGCCGTTATCAGGCTGAATATGAAAAAGCATTACAATTGATGAATTTCTATGATCTAAATCAAAATGCTCCCAATGGTCCTACAACTAAACTTGAGGAAAATTGGACAGCAGATGTTGATTATTTCAACAATGATAGGAGATATTTCTAATGGCTACTGGTCATCAACCTATCGTTACTAAAGAGGCATTGATAGCCTACATGAAAGAGATATGCGATGTCGTATCTCCTATCGTAGAAGTATCAGGTGTCTATCCAAGTAGCGATGATGTTGTACCATATGGCGTATATGTTAGAGATTGTCATCCAATCAGCCGCGAAGTTTATCAATTAGGTACGCAGAGTTGTGGAGCCATTTATACAGTGACAGATCAATTTGAAATATTGTATGTGTCATTTCAAAATGATCCGCTCTCTCTGGCAGTATTAGGACACATCAATGATCTAGCAGGTAATACTACTTTCTTTGATGGGTACTTTGAGATTGTTTTTTCTAAAACAGAAGTGATAGGCAATCGTAGTGAAAAACATACCTATACATTCAATATAAAGCGTTTGGATTTTATGGACTAAAGCCACTAACTCAAGGAGAACGACTATGGCTCGCATTACAGTAAACGAAACAGGCACTAACCCAATGATTCTAATTAGCACGGCAATTGCTAACGCAACAGCCGCAAATCTTGCTAATGGAGCCATTGATTCAAGTGCCGCCGATACATTATCAGTAGGTTGCCTACAAGATGTAACGATAACAGCAAGCACGGGCGTATTCTCTTGGACTGACTTCTGTTCAACAGACACTAACAAGATTCCAACTCCGGCAGATAACGAAGTTGCGACTAATATTGTTATTGACAATACAAAATACTTCGGCAGTGGAAGTGGCACAGCAGGTGCCGCAGCCAATGTCGGTATTGCGTCATTGAGTCAGAATAAGACAAAGGTACAATTCCTAGTTGTATGGAATAGTAACGGAAGCAGCCCTGCTTCAGCCACAGCCAATGTGGCAGCATTGTTGACGAATACCACAAGAAATACGGTAGCAACACCAGACGAACCAATATATTGGTCATCTGGCGTAGGTTATGTAACTAACCTCGCACCTACTGTAAGTCCTGATGCGCCTGTCTGGGTATCACCTATGACAATCGCAGTTGATGGTACATTGTACAATGGCTACAACAATACTTGATACCAAGTAGAATGGGGCGTGAGGCAACTCACGCCCTTTTTTTAGTAAATGAAGGAGTAAAAAATGACTGATCAATGGTTACAGACAGAAGAAGAAAAGTTACGCTCATTGCTAGCAGATGAAGCAAAACTCATGCCAATGTTAGATACAATGATGGCAACGATCAAACAGATGAAAGCAAAGCAAGCATTTCGCATAGCATTGCTCAATCAATTATTAGAAGCCAAATATGACAAGTATAGTGGCAACTAAAAACAGTAAATACAATAGAACTAATAAAGGAGAAATCAATGAAACTATCACAGATATCAGCAAAACCTAAACTCATAGAAATATCAATTGACGATAAAGAAACTGTAAAACAGTTTGGTGAACCACTTGTGTTTTACACATGGGATCGTCAGCCTATGGATGTGTTTATGCGTTTAGCAAATTTGACAGAAAAAAATACAGGCGATTTGATTAGTATTGTCAAAACTCTAATACTAGATGAGAATGGCAATGCTGTCATTTCAGATGATAACATGTTACCAACAAGCGTACTAATGAAAGCGATTGCGAAGGTGACAGAACAGTTGGGAAAATAACAAATGATGCCATTGACCCTGAAAGTGCTAAAATGGTATCAATTTTACAAATAGATAGTTTAGGTAAAAGATATGGTCTTTTACCAAGCGAGGTACTAAATAGGGGGAACACTTTTGATCTGTACATAATGGATGCGGCATTGACTTTTGAGCAATATCATCATAAGAAATCAATGAACAATGGTAAAGTGCCGACAGATGCTTATAGTACAGAACAATTGATGGCTATAAACGATAGGTCTACAAATAAACATGCTAAAGTTCAACATAAAAATAAATGACCAAATAACACCATTGTTGAAAAAACAACAAAAGGCTTTAGCAAATTTACCTAAAAAGGCCTATCAACATTTTGTACAAGAGACACCTATACGAAGTGGTAATGCTCGCCGTAGAACTAAATTACAAGGCAAAAAGATAATTGCTGATTACGCATATGCTCAACGCCTTGACGAAGGTTATAGTAAACAAAGTCCAGAAGGTATGACTAAACCTACTGAACAATTTTTGATTGATGAATTCAACAAAATTATGACAGGAAAGAAGTAACATGGCAGCAACAACAGTACAATTCAATGTTACCGGCAATGCCGCAACACAATTAGCAAAGATACTTACACAGTTAGGTAAGGTCAACAATCAAGTTGCCAAGACAAGTCAAACATTCAATTCATTCAATGGTATATTAGGCAGATTAGCAATTGGTGCTTTTATTGTCAATACATTACGAGCAGCAGACGCAGTTGATGATCTTGCCAAAGCAACTGGTCTAACAGTTGCCGCGATAAATGGTTTAGGTAGTGCCTTTCTTGCTAATGGTGGTGATGCTGAAGTCGCTCAAAACAGCATACTCAAATTACAACAAACATTAGAAGATGCTGCCCAAGGTGGCATAAAAGCAAGTGCCAATCTTGCTAGATTAGGACTATCATTTGAACAATTACGCACTCTAACACCTGACGATCAAGTAAAAGCAGTAATACAAGCATTAGGTAAATTACCAGCAGGTGCGCAACGCACAGCGTTGGCAATGGAATTACTTGGCAAGTCAGCAAGAACTATTGATTTTGATGGCGTAAACAAAGATTTAGATGGTTTTATACAGAAAAGCAAAGAAGCAGAGCCAGGGCTAAAAGAAGCAGCCAAACTGTTCAATAATATACAAAATGCTGGTAAAGCATTTGGTAATGAATTACTAAATCAAGCACAGCCTATAACAGCGTCATTGAACAAACTTGCTGAAAATACTGACAAAATCGCAAAATCATTAGCAGAACTTGTACGCATATTAGCGATAGCAGGCGCAGCATTCCTAATATTCACTAAAATATTACCTGCTGTAACAAGTGTCGGTAATGCTATTTTCAAAGCAGGGTCAGCAGGCGCATTTTTCAGTAAACAAATAAAATCTATTTTACTAAATTTAGTAAGGTTGCCACAAAATCTCGCAGCATTTTTAGCAAGTTTAGTAGGATTAGGTAAGGCTTTTGAATACACAGCCAAAAGAGCAGGTGGACTGAAAAGTTTAGCAGCAGCATTATTGAATATTGTAAGAATTGGATTACGACTAGCAGGTATAGTAGGCATTATTTGGGCTGTAGCCGAAGCAGTCAATTTCCTTTCTAAAAAGATATTTGATTTTGATTTATTCAAATGGTTTGGTGAGCAATTTGATTATGCTATAGGAAAAGCCCGTGAATTCCTAGAAATGCTAGGAATATTAGACAAGAAAACTAGCGAACGCCCAGGCCGCCCAGGTGGTGGTCGTGGTCAAGGAGGAATGCCTGCCGCTGGAGCAGCAACAGCACCTCCTGGCGAAGATCCAATGGCAAGTTTTAGATCAAGCGTCAAAGATATTACCCGTGCTTATGCCGAACAAAATGCTGAAAGAGTAAAAGGTCTAAATTTAGAAAGATTATATTTGGGCATGACAGAGAACCAAGTAGAATTACAAAAAGCAGTTGGTGCTGTCGTAGAAGAAAATTTCAAAGCCGTCGCTGAATTAGAAGCCAAAAAGGCAGCAATGTCAGCAGATGAAAAAGCATTAGGTGGCGTGAAGATAATTGATGCCGAAATCAAAAAACTAAAAGAAAGATTAGAAACAGATAAGATGGCAACAAGAATGGCAGTAGAAGGCTTACAAGCCCGTCGTGCCGAAACAGAAAAAATGTTAGCCATCACTGAACAATTGAAGATGGCATTAGACCATAGCGAAACATTGACACAATTACAAGAAGAAGTTGCGTTAGTTGGCTTATATGGTCAAGAATTAGAAAAAGCAACAGAGATACTCAACGCAGACAGACAGTTGCGTGAAACTATCAAAGATATCACAAAAGATTTGCTTGATCTAAAAGCCAAAGAAGCAACAATGAATGCTGACGAGTTCCAGCGTGAACTTGATCGTCACCAAGAAAGAATTAGAATGGCATACGAATTGCGTGATGCCCAAGTCAATACAGCAAATGAATCACGCAAGAAACGAGAAGAAGTAGATCAAAGTTATAATGAAGGATTCAAGCGTGGATTAGAAGATATCAGCGAAAGCATGAAGCCTGTAAAGATCGCACAGAAAGCAGTTGAGAATGGTTGGGCAAAAATGGGCGATGCTTTAGATACATTTGTTGAGACAGGTAAACTAAACTTTGCTGATCTAGCAAGAAGCATCATATTAGATATCACAAAGATGATCGCAAAAATGTTGTTGTTCAAGGCTATAGAAGCAGGTCTAAACGCATTGTTCCCAGGATTAGGCACAGCATTTTCAGCAGGAGCAAGAGCAAATGGTGGACCAGTACAAGGTAAACGACCATATCTTGTCGGTGAGAAGGGACCAGAACTATTCGTGCCACCAAACAATGGTAGCATAGTACCAAATAGTAAATTAGGTGGTGGTCAAATGGTAAACGCACCTGTAACTAACAATAATGTCACATACAATGTTAGCGCAATAGATGCCAAAGGTGTTGCGCAATTCTTCTATGAAAATAGAAAAGCAATGTTGGGCACAGTAACTATGGCTAGAAAAGAAACACCATACGGAGGCTAACAAATGGCAGGGTTACAAGACATAATAAATCAAGCAAGCACTATACAAATCAATCGTAGAAAACTTGTCGGCGTACAAATCACACGCAACGAGATACCTCGCACTAGTTTGACACCAACACGCAATCCATGGCGTTTCACAGTTGAGATGCCGCCAGTGTTGAGTTGGTGGGAAAATCGTGGATTATTACAATACCTAGATAATTTAGATAGATATAGCCCACAAACACTGAATTTTAGCGATAGTTGCGTAGCATGGATTTTTAGATATCAAGGCGTATGTAGTTTAGGACAGATCAATGCTCTAACTGTATCAAGCATATCTGGTACTAACTTGACACTAGCAGGATTTACTGGTAGTGGCATCACGCCAGGTGCTGTAGTGTTTCAGCCAGGCGACCTAATACAGATCGGTGCTAATCCATATCCATTTACTAGCGTCAATCAAGTGTTAGCACCAAGTGGCAACACAGTTACATTTCAAACAAGCAGACCAATGGACTTTTTGAGTAGTGGCGCATATAGTGGCGCAGGCATCACAGTAGGACCAAGTTGTAATTTCAATATGTTTTGCCCCAACATGCCTACTTACAAATTGATACCAGGCAACGAACTAACAGTAAATGGTACATTGATCAACAACGCAAGAATAGAATTTAGTGATGTGTTTGAGTTATATGAATGGGTAGGAGGCGCAGCATAATGGATACTATTCCAGCAGTCAATAATACTGTACAAATCAATAGCGCCGAGTTCGTAAAACTTACAATTTATAATGATTATAATAACAACGCAAATGTTACTGTACATACATTTAGTAGCGCATACAAAAACGAAGTTATTGGTGGCACAACATATCTAGCATTAGGTGGTTTGTTACAAGTAGGTGGACAAAGTAGAGATTTGCGTGTAACAAGCGGTGACACTACTATAGCATTATCAGGCGTGAGTGGCAATAACATACCTATAGTATTAGGTACAAAGATTCGCGGAAGTTTGCTTGAAGTTATTCGTGGCTTTTATGATGCTAATATGGTATTACAAAATACATATCCAAGATTTACTGGCATCATTACAAATTATAGCATTAGCGAAGATTTAGAAGAAAACACCGATAATTTTACAGTCACAGTATCAGCAAGTAGTTACAAAACTGTTTTAGAAAATAGAATTGCGGGAAGAAAAACAAACAAGGAAAGTTGGCAATTCTTCAACAGCGGTGATTTGAGCATGGATAATGTCTATAGCATAAGTGGCGTAAACTTTGACTTTGGACAAGATCCAAAAGGCAAGAGTGTTGTACCAGGTGGCGGCGGATATCCTGGTAATCCATTCAATGATCCTGATTTCGGCAGGCAGTTTGACAAATGATTATACGAGAAGCAAATAAATTTGATTTACCATATATCATAAAGATGCTAAAGCATTTCCGTGATCACGCACCTGTTGATAAAATAAAAGAGTGTAATAACGAAACATATATCAACACATTATATCACAGTATAATACAAGGCAGAGGTGTTGCTATCGTAGCAGAAAGTGATCAGCCAATGGGCATGATCATAGGCTTTATTGATCAGAATATTTGGGATCCAGATATTCGTGTGCTAAAAGAATTAGTGTATTGGGTAGAACCAGAATATCGTAACACAACAGCAGGATATAGATTGATCAAAGCATATAATCAGGCAGCAGAAAGTTTGCGTGAGCAAGGCAGAATACATCTATATACTATGACCAAGATGGTCAACAGTCCAGATTTAGATTTTAGTAGATTTGGATATAAGAAAACTGAAGAAGTTTGGGTAGCAGGAGCGTAAGATGGCAATATTTACAGCGATAGCAGCAGCAGTAGCAGGCGCACTTACGGCGGCAGGTGTTTATGCTACTTTAGCAACTGTAGCAGGCGCATTGTTTGCTGGCGCATTAGCAATTGGCGCTAGCCGTCTTATTGCCAAACGCATGTTGCGTGGTGCCCAAGCAGGTGGTGATGGTGGTGGTCGTGTACAGTTACCACCAGCAACAGATAACAAAATACCTGTAATATATGGTAGTGCGTTTTTAGGTGGACCAATCATTGACGCATATTTGACTCCAGATCAAAAGACAATGTATTATATCATTGCTCTTGCTGAAAAAACTGATAATGGTACAATATCATTTGGTACAATTTATTATGATGGTAAGCAAGTCAATCTTGCTGGCACTGTAGTCACATCATTGACAACAAATAGTACACCAGCACAGATTGATACCAGAGTAAATGGTAAAATCAATATGTGGTTTTACAATAACGGTAGTAACAGTCCTACAAACAGTGCTAGCAATGCTTATGATATTTTCCCTAAATGGGGTGGTAATCCTAACTACGCAATGACTAATTGCGCATTCGTAGTTGTAAAAGTTGATTACAACACAGACGCAGGAACTACAAGTTTAGGAGCATTGACTGTACAAGTTATCAACACAGAAAGTGGACAAACTACAGGTGTCTATCGCCCAGGTACGGCAATCTATGATTACATGACTAACAGTCGTTATGGTTGTGCTATACCAGCAAGCAAAGTTGATGGCTTATCTATAGGCACAAGTTTATATGATCTAAACGCATATAGTGATGAATCAATAACATATACTCCAGTAGGTGGCGGATCAGCAACAATGGCACGATATCGTTTGAATGGTCCACTTGATACAGCAACAAACTGTTTAGATAATTTACAATTACTTGTAGATAGTTGTGATAGTTGGCTACAATATAGCGAATTGACTGGCGAATGGAAAGTCGTCATCAATAAGCCATATACAAGTTCAATGTACCAAGTCAATAGTAGCAATCTAATAGGTGGCATACAAATAAGCCCAATTGATCTAAACGACACATATAATCAATTAGAAGTTGCTTACCCTAACGCTAATATCAAAGATCAAACAGATTATCAAGTAATACTGTTACAAGATTACCAAGTTGGTGTGATGAGTCCAAATGAGGCAGTCAATCGTCTCAATATGACATTACCATTGACTAATAATGCTGTACAAGCATTATATCTAGGTATACGCAGATTGTTACAAAGCCGCGAAGATTTAGTCATAAGTTTTGTATTAGATTTTAGTGGTATACAATTAGAAGCAGGCGATGTTGTACAAGTCACACATGAAACATATGGTTGGGTAAACAAAGAATTTAGAATCAGTCAAGTTGTAGAAGAAAAACTACAAGATGGTACATTACAAGCAAGATGTGAAGCATTTGAATACAATGCTACTATCTATAATGACCAAGCAATTACTGATTATGTACCAGCATTCAATACAGGATTATTAGATCCTAATGTGTTTGATGCGCCGATACAGCCAATCGTATATGATGGTAACATCGCAAACGCAAGTACAACAAGTTTCAATGTAGAAAGCACAGTGCCAAATAATGGTGTTATTACATATATGGATTTCAATTATGGTAATAGCAGCAATACACAGACGCATTTATTATACCGAACATTACAGCCCGGTACTGGTCAAAGTTTTACAGCAGCAAGCAATGTTGTCATCAATGTCAACGATGTCGCAGCAGGCAATTTATATTGGTCTGTAACAGCAAGAAATGATTTTGCTGGTAGAACTAGTAACGCAAGTAATGCTTACAATTGGGCAGGTCCTCAAGTATCAACATACAATGCTAATACTGGCACAGGTGGTATTACTGGTAATAATATCGTACCAGGTAGCGTAACATCTAACATATTTGGTCCCGGTACTGAATTCATCAATGTAGTCAATACTTTGCCAAATACTTGTAGCGCAAATACTATTGGTGAAACAGTTTATTTGACAACTGATGGTAAATTATATAACTGTAATGGTGTAAGTTTTGTACCTACAGTTAGCAATACTTTGATTACAGGTAATATTATTGCTAATCAGATAGCCAATGTATTTGCTAACACAGTATTTGGTAACTTGCTAAATGCTAACTTGCCAAACGCAAATATTATTGGTCAATTAGTAGCAAGTCAGATCGCTAATGTCAGCAACACAGCAATTATCGGTGAAATTATTGCTGGACAAATTGCTAACGCAGCAATCACAAGTGATAAAATTGCCGCAGGCGCAGTTATTGCTGGCAAAATATTTGCTGACGCAGTTACAGCAAACACTATAGCCGCAGGCGCAGTTATAGCGGATAAGATCGCAACTAATGCGGTAACATCAGATAAAGTATTAGCAAACGCAATCATTGCTGGTAAGATTGCCGCTGACGCAGTTGGCGCAAATCAAATTATTGCTGGTAGTGTTACTACAGCAAAGATTGATGCTGGCGCAGTCACAGCAAACCAAATAGCAGCAAACGCAGTTACAGCAGATAAAATTATTGCTGGCGCTGTCACAGCAGGTAAAATAGATGTAGCAAATTTACAGGCTATTAGTGCTAATTTAGGAACTATATCTACCGGAACACTAAAAACAGATAGCGGTACAGGAAATCGTGTAGAAATAAGCAGTGCTGGTAGTTACCCATTATGGTATGGTAATGGTACAAAAGATGCTGCCAACGCTAGATTTTATTTGGATACCGCTGGTAACGCATTCTTTGCTGGTACACTATCAGGAGCAGGCGGCACTATCAATGTTGATGCTCTTGCTATAGGTAACAGTGGTCCATTAGGCTTCCTCAAAGGAGCACAATTTATATTATGTAGAGATGGAGATACTATCACATATCCAGTAGCATATCCTACTGGTACAGGACCTAGAGTCAGCGTAATCTTTATTGGTGGTGGTCTTACTTATAGCAATGATCCAAATCTTGCTCCACCATTATATCAAAACTTCCAAGCATTCAATGTTACAGAGACAGGCTTTGACGCAAGTTTACGATTACAAGAAGCATATGGTACTGGCACATTGACTACACAAAGTGATAGTTTTGGTGGCGGCACTAGTGTCAGTAAATCATTGGCTAATGTCGCATATGACGATGTATATTATGCGAACGGAATTTACGCAAACACATATACAAGTGAATATTTTGAGGGCGGCGAAGGTTTCTCAAGTTTTTGGTATGGATATAGTGAAGTATCATTAGTAGCAGATACAGGCAGCGGTAATGTTGTTATTAGTCCTACACCACTAACTGTGTTTGCTTTGAGTTATGTAGGACCAGAATATATTGTAAATGGACCTTATAATTTTTATGGTACTGTTGCTAGCGCCGGAGCAGGAAGTGATTTTTATTTGACGGTGACTGATATTGTTGGTAACAGTACAGTACAAGGTGGAACACTTGATTACACATATAGTAGTGCTACAGCAAACAGCATTTCAGCAACACCAACTGGTGTGCCTGCTGTAGTAGCACTTGTTTACTTACAATGACGAATAAATACAACGATAGGAAACAATAATTATGAGTTTAGTATTATCAGGGGCAAAAACAGTAACAATCGCAGGAA